TGATTGTGAGAAAAAAATTTTTGAAAAAAAATAGACTTTTTTATTGACATCATTTGTCAACCCCCTCAGTATGACATAATCACTAAAGTTCACAGAGAACGTCATATATAGGACGTTCGCTCCTGACGTTCTCCTATTGACCCTTTTTGGTTACGGGTCAATTGCAATCATACGAATGATTTCCTCCTACCAGAGGACGTTCTATAAAACTTTACGGCTAATTCTATGCCCCTAGATCGCATTGATCCTGATCTTTTAAAAAAGATACCCAGTCTTCCAGTAGAAGAACAGAGAGAAATTCTTTCTTTGATTGAAGAGTTAGAGAAGGCTCAAAAGAAAGAGTTATCTACAGATTCTTTTATGGGTTTTACAAAAAACGTTTGGCCTGCTTTTATTGAGGGCAGGCATCACAAGATAATGGCAGATGCTTTTGATCGTGTCGCTAAAGGCGAATTAAAGCGATTAATCATCAATATGCCGCCTAGACATACAAAGTCTGAGTTCGCTTCTTACTTACTCCCTGCTTGGTTTTTAGGTAAGTATCCAGAGAAAAAGATAATTCAGACCGCGCACACCGCAGAACTTTCTGTAGGGTTTGGTCGAAAAGTTCGTAACTTAGTAGACAGCCAAGATTATAAAAACATATTTTCTAAAGTTGCTTTAAGGGCCGACTCCAAAGCCGCAGGCAGATGGAGTACCAGCGATGGTGGCGAGTATTTCGCCATAGGTGTTGGTGGTGCTGTAACTGGTAAAGGCGCGGATCTTCTGATCATCGACGACCCACACTCCGAGCAGGAAGGTCAAAGCGCAGACCCGTCAGTGTTCGACAAGGTCTATGAATGGTACACATCCGGTCCTAGGCAGCGACTACAGCCCGGCGGAGCCATAGTCATGGTAATGACTCGCTGGCACAAAAGAGATCTAACCGGACAGATCATCAAATCATCCGTCCAACGTGTTGGCACCGATGAATGGGAGTTGATTGAGTTTCCAGCAATCATGCCATCTGGTAACGCGTTATGGCCTGAGTTCTGGTCAATAGAAGAGTTAACCTCTTTAAGGAATGAGCTTCCAACATCTAAATGGAACGCTCAGTATCAGCAAAACCCAACATCCGAAGAAGGCGCGTTGGTTAAAAGAGATTGGTGGAAGGTTTGGGAAAAAGAAGCCCCGCCCCCCTGTGACTTTATTATACAGTCTTGGGACACCGCTTTCTTAAAGACTCAACGCGCTGACTACTCAGCTTGTACCACTTGGGGTGTTTTTTATAAATCTGACGATGATGGTCTTACTCAGCCAAATATTATTTTACTGGATGCTCACAAAGAGCGTCTTGAATTTCCAGAACTAAAGAAAACCGCATTTGAATTCTACAATCACTGGCAACCTGATGCTTTTGTGGTTGAAGCTAAAGCGGCAGGAACGCCATTAATCTTTGAATTAAGGGCAATGGGCATTCCGGTATCGGAATACACTCCTTCTCGTGGAAACGACAAGATAGCCCGTGTTAACGCGGTAGCAGACCTATTTGCAAGTGGCATTGTTTGGGCACCTGAAACGAAGTTTGCGGAAGAGGTTATTGAGGAATTCGCGGCTTTTCCGGCAGGAGAGCACGATGACTTGGTAGACTCTTCTACGCAAGCCCTGCTTAGGTTTAGACAAGGTGGGTTTTTAAGGTTGAACTCTGATGAAGATGAACAGCCAGTTCTGCACAAAAAAGCAAACTATTACTAATGGCGTTTTTACAAAGTAATATCCCGCATTTTAAATGCTGGGTTAGAAAAGAATACACTCATAATCATATAAAGTACCAAGGCGAGTTTATTCACGCAATGGCAATCGCAGTAACTGCATTACCGTCAAGATGCCTAAGTTTCCAGTTAATATTCACTGGCGCAGAAACTTACGACAACGATGAAGACAATATACATGGCGGCGCAATGTGGGCAAGAATGCCAATCACTGGTTTAGTCGGTGACACACCATTTGAAGAATGGCCTGAACCAATGCCGGTATGGGCCGCGCAGCCTTGGGATTGTTCGTCAAGGACACACAGCGTTTATGTCCTAGACAGAGCGACCCCGTGTCCTTGGCTTGCCAAGATTGATAATGAGTTTTATCCAGCCAAGTACTACTTTACAGTAGACTATACTGACTCAGAAATAGCGGATGATCCAGCTCAACACAAACAGTCTCATGTATTAGAGTTATTAGATGCTGGCCCGTGGACAGGAAATATTGTTGCATTACCTAATAATCGAGTTAGGGTAACGCATCCTGCATGGTTTGAGGTTGGAGAGGGTGCGCCTGATTTTAGGCCATCACAACACATTCATTACAGCAAGTCTGACTTAGACTACACACTGGATGTAAACAAGGTTTTTGATAATTTATACACAGAGGATTCTGATGAAGAAGAAAACTAAGGGTTATGCAAATGGTGGCAAATTAAAAATGAGCACCAAAATGATGGCTGGTGGTGGAAAAACAGTGCTAATGTCTAAAGGTAGTTCAGTTAAGGGTGACGATAGCATTACCCCAGGTTTTTCTTCAAAAGCACAAGCAAGACGTAAAGAAAAAGAACGTGAAAAAAAAGCATCTAAAAAAATGGCTGGTGGTGGAAGAACCAAAGGAATCGCTGTTGGCGGCAAGACTGTCGCTAAAGGTAGTGGTGCTGCAAGAACTCAATACTTCGGGAAAAATGGATAAATGGCAATAGATCGTCCATTACAGACTCCTGATGGGCCGAATCCATTTTCGAGCAGTGAGGGTGAAGTAGAGATTGAAATAGTTAATCCTGAGTCAGTTTCTATTGAAACGCCTGATGGTGGAGTTTTATTGGATTTTGATTCTGACCCATCAATGGATGAAATACCGCATGATGCAAATTTAGCGGAATATATAGAAGACTCTGATCTTTCTTCGATATCCCAAGACTTAATTAGCTCTTACAAATCGGATAAAGAAAGTAGATCAGATTGGGAGAAAGCATATATAGAAGGCTTGGATTTGTTAGGTCTTAAACACGAAGACCGAACAACTCCTTGGGACGGGGCGTGTGGCGTTTTTCACCCCTTGCTTACTGAATCGGTCATACGTTTCCAGTCCCAAGCTATACAAGAAATATTTCCAGCAAGCGGCCCAGTCAAAACAAGTATTGTTGGCACAGTAGATGCTGAAAAAGAAAAGCAAGCTCACCGTGTTCAAGATTACTTAAATTATCTGTTAACAGAAAAAATGACTGAGTATCGGTCTGAAACAGAAAAAATGTTATTTTCACTGCCTTTAGCTGGTAGCGCGTTTAGAAAAGTTTATTACGATCCAAACATGAGCAGACCATGCAGTATGTTTGTTCCAGCAGAAGACTTTGTTGTTAGCTATGGTGCTTCTGACTTAGAGACTTGCGAGCGAGCAACTCATGTAATGAAAAGAAGTCAGAATGAAGTTAGAAAACTTCAGGTCTCTGGCTTTTATGTCGATGTTGATTTGCCATCACCAGCACCAGATGTTGATGAAATTGAACGTAAATATAATGAGTTAACCGGAGACTCAGCAAATTTTGAATATGACTCAAGGCATACGATCCTTGAAGTTCAATCTAATTTAGATTTAATTGGATTTGAAGATAAAGAAAAAGGCGAAGAGACTGGGATACAACTACCGTATGTAGTAAGCATAGATCTTTCCTCTAGAACGATTTTGTCAATTCGAAGAAACTGGTATGAGGATGATCCTCAAAAGATGAAACGTGAACATTTTGTTCATTATCAGTATATGCCAGGGTTAGGCTTCTATGGATTTGGTTTAATTCACATGATTGGTGGATTAGCTAAGTCAGCAACCTCTCTACTTAGACAATTAGTAGACGCAGGCACCCTAGCGAACCTCCCAGGAGGTTTAAAGTCTAGAGGTTTGCGAATTAAAGGCGATGACACTCCCATTATGCCGGGAGAGTTTCGTGATGTAGATGTTCCGGGTGGTGCGATAAGAGATAACATCAGCTTTTTGCCTTATAAAGAGCCAAGCTCTGTTTTATATCAGCTACTTGGCGATATTGTAGAGGAAGGAAGGCGGTTTGCCTCGGCTGCTGACGTAAAAGCTGCGGATATGAACGCAGAAGCACCTGTTGGAACAACTTTAGCGATACTAGAACGTTCAATGAAGGTGATGAGTGCTGTTCAAGCGCGGTTACACGCCTCTATGAGGACGGAATTAAAGCTTTTATCAACAATTGTTCGTGATTTTGGCCCTCCAAACTACCCATATGCACCAGATGAAGAGCCAATAACCCGTGAAGACTTCGATGACAGGGTAGATATCATTCCAGTTAGCGATCCTAACGCTGGAACGATGGCTCAACGCATTATGCAGTACCAAGCGGCACTACAATTAGCCCAACAAGCCCCAGAAATGTACGATATGCCGCTTTTGCACCGGCAAATGCTAGAAATACTTAACATTCAAGACGCAGACAAGATTGTACCGCTTGAAGCCGAAATGAAGCCGACTGATCCGGTTACAGAAAACATGAATATCATAAATGGAGAGCCTGTTAAGGCTTTTATTTACCAAGATCACGAATCACACATACAAACACACATGGCAATGGTTCAAGACCCAAGAATCATGGAAATTATGGGTAAAAGCCCTAATGCACAAAAGGCACAAGCTCAAATGGCCGCTCACGTCCAAGAACACCTAGCATTTAGGTACAGGCAGCAGGTAGAAAAAGAACTTGGCGTTGAATTACCAGTTCCAGGAGAGCCATTACCGGAAGATATAGAGTACAGAATATCAAGATTAGTAGCTCCGGCAGCAGAACAGGTTCTTCAGAAAGGCCAGCAAGAACAGCAACAAAAACAAGCTCAAGAGCAAGCAAAAGATCCTATTGTTCAAATGCAACAAAAAGAATTGCAGATTAAAGAGATGGCTGCCCAAGCTAAAACTCAATCAGAGATGGCAAAGATACAGATTGATATGCAAAAAATATCAGAAAAATCTTCGCTTGAAATGCAAAAACTTAGCCAGCAAGAAAGAATTGAAATGGCAAAACTTCAAGCAAAAATTGATTCTGATGTTTCTAAAGAAACTATTGAGAAAAATAGGCTTGAGGCTGAAGAAGCAACGCTTGAAGCAAAGCTCGGGCTTGAGGTTGCAAAAGAGGTTATGCAAAACGAAAGAGACGAAGCATCAATCTCTTCAAAAGAAACAATCGAAGGGTTTAAAGCTGGTGTTCAGGTTGCAAGAGATTTAAGAGATGAGTGAATTTGCCTCTGATAACTTGTTTGATGGGCTTAGAAAAGGTATAAGATCACAAATGAATGAAATGAGCGACCATATAAGTGGTGGCGGATGTACAGATTTCAGCGAATACTCTAAGTGTTGCGGGGTTATACAAGGTCTCGCAATAGCTGAAAGAGAACTTCTCGATATCAAAGAGAGATACGAGAAAGCATAATTCTCCGCATAAGCGGTGCAACGCGACTCTGGACGCGACTCTCCAGTGCAAAAGGATTACTAATGGCCGAAGCATTAGAAGTTATAGAAGAGGATCTTGAAGCAACCGCTAAAGATGCTCGCAAAGCAAATCAACTACCTGACCCTACTGGGTACAGAGTATTAATTGCATTGCCGGAACCAGAGGAAAAAACTGACGGTGGAATATTAAAAGCCGTTCAAACGCTGCAACAAGAAGAGGTTGGATCAATTATAGGGTTTGTCCTGAAGCTAGGGCCAGACGCTTATAAAGACCCACTGCGTTTTCCTACTGGCCCCTATTGCCATGAAGGGGATTGGATATTAATGCGTTCTTATTCAGGCACAAGATTTAAAGTGCATGATAAAGAATTTCGTTTAATTAATGATGAAACCGTTGAAGGTATTGTCGAAGATCCAAGAGGCATTGTTAAAATATGAGTGAATTGCAACAAGAAACAGAAGATGAGTCCTCAACAAGTGCTGAAGAAAAATTCTTTGGTGTTAGAACTCAGATTGGAAAAAAACTCAATGAAGTAGAAACGACGAGTGAGTCTGAAGCCTCCGATTTTGAATACGAAATTGTTGATGACAGACCAAAGGAAGATAGAAGACCGGCAAAAACTCAATCATTATCTGAAGAAGATGACGAAGAGCTTTCTGGTTATAGTGAAAAAGTTCAAAAGCGAATTAACAAACTGCGTTACGAGCAAAACGAAGAACGCAGGCAAAGAGAAGCTTCTGAGCGTATGCGAGATGAGGCTGTTCTAGTAGCCCAGCAACTTGCAGGGAAAAACAAAGAGTATGAAGCT